GGTTAAACCGGCCAAACACACCCAAACACGGCCTAAAAACGGCATTAATTGTTGCTGCACCCGGTTCATTCTGCCGAATATCCAAACATTTCGCGACATTGCCAACACAACCAACAAGCCATTGCACGCAAACAAAGTCAAATCGGCAAAGCACATTTGCCAACCGGTTGCAGCAAAATCAACCCTTGCCCCGGATAAAGCCTTGCCCCTGCCCTTTCCCCGCTGCGACAGATTGGCCTTAAACCGTTGGCACTGTAGCGCGCCATTTGGATTTGGAGTGTTCGCCGCTTAAAATTGGAGCATAGCGGTTTCCACTGCTGCGCTCTCTTTTTTACCCGATTTTTTAGCCAGTCGCACTTCGCAAAATTGTTGCTCTCTTTCGACTGGCAATCGTGCGCGAAGAGAGCGGTACTGTCCTTAACGCAACCCAGCAAAGGACAGAAAGATGACTGCTTCATACAAAGCCGCAATCGCCGTCAATATCAGCGCAATGAATGATGTGCTGGCGCAACTCGCTGCCGCAGCGGCGGAGGCCGAAAGCGCGATCAAAAACGACAACCAAAACGGCGCGGTCGGGGCGCTGGCGGATTTTGAAGGGCTGATCAATACCGCCCAAAGCATTCATGGCACGGTTCTGGCCCTGCACAGGCAGCCAAAATAAACCGTTTCTTTTGGAGCCTGGCCGGGGCATTGCCCCGGCTTTTTCGTCGCTTATCCACTCATTCACAGGATAAGCGAACTTCGCAAATTCTTTGCTCTCTTTGAACTGGCAATCCATCGCGAACGGAGCGGTACTGTCCTTACCGCAAACGATAAAGACCAGCGACCAGGAGCACAAAGATGAATGATTTAAACGCACTTTTTGAACAGATCGCCCGCAAAGAACTGTTTATCAAAACGCTTGAGACCCAAGGGCATGACAGCAAAGATTTTCATGATGTTGCTGTATGGGGCTTAAAAGCGGCTTTGCGCCGCGCTTATGAAGCAGGGGCGCAGAGCGCTGCCAAAGGCGAATAAGCAGATTTACAATGTTAAAGAACCGCCGGGGCATCATCGTCCCGGCTTTTTTGTGTCAGGTGTTGGAAATGATCAGTTCACCAAAAGCACGACGGCTTTCGGCCTGACGGGCAATTGAATAATTGACCTCGACAGTCTCGATTGAGAACCCGGCAAAGATTTCGCGGATCTCCGGCACGTCGTTAAGAGACAGAATAAAACGCCCTGAGAGGCCTCTTAGAAGCTCTGACAGCCTCTCAAAATCATCCCGCTCGAAGACGTTTTTGCCGTAATCGTTCTCACCGCCGAAATAGGGTGGATCGAGATAAAACAACGTCTCTGGCCGGTCATAGCGTTTGATGAAATCCCCATAAGGCAAACATTCAATGACCACCCCCGAAAGGCGTGAATGCAGGTCATCCAACATCGGCCCGAGCTTGGTGATGTCAAACCGCCCCGATCGCTCGACCGACACCCCGAAATTGCGACCCGAAACCTTGCCGCCAAACGCTGTGCGCTGAAGGTAAAGGAAACGGGCTGCCCGTTCGAGGTCGGTCAGTGTGGTCGGATCGGTTTTGACCAGACGCTCAAACTCCGCCCTGGTCGTAATCTGGAACCTCATCATTTCCATAAACGGCACGTAGTGGCGCTGGAGGATGCGATAGAAGGTTGCCAGTTCGCGGTTTATGTCGTTGATCACCTCCGCCTTGGGCTGGTGGATTCGGCGCAAAAATACGCCGCCCATCCCCACAAAAGGCTCGGCATAGGTGGTGTGATCGACCTGATCGATCATCGTCACCAAACGCTTGGCGAGGTTGCGTTTGCCCCCAAGATAGGGAGCAACCGGAAGCACGGGTTTAACTATTTGAGTCGACATTGGTTTTTATGGCTTTAATCTGGCCGCGCCGTTGCAACGGTGGCGGGGCGATTTTTGTCGTGGGAGCTCGACTCTCCCGGTTCAGGGTGCGTCAACACCCTGACCCCCGCCTTTAAACGGGGATAGTCTCGTCAGGCAATCATCAGGTTAAGGCGCTATTTGTCATTGCGGCCCCCTAAGCTCATAAAGAGCCAGCGTCGAAGCGGACACGCCCTGAACCGCAAGTCTTGCTGCCTCCCATGCCGTCCAATCTGGATTTGTCATAGTGCTTTGCTGTTCGTCGCCGTCAATAAAGGTGATCAGACGAACGGGCTCGTCCTGACTGGCAAGTGTTAAAGCAGCCTCATAGGCTTCAAGGTCTTGCAACGCTTCACGCACGGTCGCATTTGCCACTTCCTGATTGCTGACATCCTCAGGATCAAGTGAGGCAACCGGCAAGGCATCAACCGTGCAGCGTGGAAATCCGTCAACAAGTTCCCAGCGCCGCAGGAATTCGCCCCCTTTGTAATAGTCTTCGATATCGCAACACCGCACCATATTCCTCACTCCTGCTTGCATCATCAAACAGCCCACCGGCGCTCGCCACCGGTCAGCTTGGCAGACCCGGTCCATTTGATGGTTGTGCCAGAAACGCCCGTTACCTTGACGCGCGCACATTGCGTGGTCGTATTAACCTCAATCACGCAATCCATTGTTCCCGTACTTTCGCGGTCACTGGCCAGGTCATCATTGCCCACCAGCGTCACATCACCACTGACCGCGCGATAAAGGGTGGCACGTTTGCTATAGCTCGCGCGCTCGCCTGGAACATCGGCATCCTCGGCGGCACGAACCGAAATCGCAACATCAAGATCTTCGCCCTCTGCAACCGACAAAGACCAGATAACGGTCGGTGTCGCGTCAACGGTCACACCGCTGTAAGTGATTTCTGACCGTGTGGCTGGTGCTTCCGCGCGCCCCAGATCCTCTCGTATATTTTGTTCCGGTATCGTCGCGACAGCTTCCCCGGCACTCCCCATCACACCCACACCACTGTGCACATCGATTGCTTTTATGGTGTCCGTCGTCAGATTGGTGTTGATTGTCGCGTCAATATAGTTAGTCCGCTGCAGGCCTTTGAAAACGGAAACACCGTCGCCGCCTGCAATATGCAGTTCATCTGTCATCGCATCGTAAGACAGGGCTGTGACGGTATTTGCCGTCCCTCCCAGCAGGCATTTCGCCCCGCTGACAAATAACGGCTTTTCAGAATCATATATCTTGCGGATCTGGGCGGGAGCCATCGCACCCGATACCATTCTGAATAACGAGATCGCTCCTTGCGAAAGAGGATCGACAGTTGTGCCTATGGTCAGCACCGTATCGGTATCGGTTAGGGTACCGGTCAAGACTAAGGTCCGCGTTGCATCGCGCCGTCCATTAACCCACAATTCGGTCTGATCCCCTCTGCGGATCATCGTACAGAAAGTGAAACCTTTTTCGCGAATTTGCGTCACGCCTGTAGCGCTATCGCTACCGGCACCGCCATCATCGGTCACAAGAGCAACAACACCGGAACCGCCAACGGTGCGCGCGATGACATATTTACCTGAGCCATTGTTGAGCGAAAAAATATCATCCGTCGCATTCGCTGCGAGATTGTCGTCGCGCAGCCAGAACAGGATCGACCAGTCATTTGCACCGAAATCAAAATCCTCGGTATAAGCAAGCGATAAATAGTTTTCTGCAGAAAACCCGGAATAAGCCATAAGCTGCGCACCGGTCGCAACTGGCCCTTCACTGACCACGCCGACCTCGGTTAAATTATGTCCCTTAACGGAGCGATCCGCCGTTTTGGAGTTTGCCAAAGCCGCCAGTCGAATATCGCCCGGCATCCAGCCGGATGTGTAATCTTTGGTCAAATAGGCCACAGCATTGCGCGCTGGAACAGCACCATCAAAGCGGTAAAACGTCACCACATCATTGGCAACGACCAGTTCATCAGGTTTGGCAACAAGACAAACCGCACTCAAGGAAGAACCAAGTCGCGGGTCCTCGCCAACCAAACTGTAAATATCGGTGCGACCAAAAGCAGGCTGCGCATATTGTGCCGGGGTTGAAACACGAATAATCGCAGAACCGGAAATGTTAGCAGCATATAAATTGCCGTTTTGATCAAAGACGCATTTGCTATGCTCACCGCTATAGCCGCTGTTGGTTACGGTCGTGTTGCCATGCAGAATTGACACACCAACTGCCGTAGCACAGGCAATTGTCGGGGCAGGAAGTTTGGTCTGGCTGTTAATCGGTGCCCCCGCCAGTACAATTATATCCACATCATTTACGATATGACTGGCCAGACTGGGTAATGCTGCGGCTGACTGCCAGTTGATGCCGCCACTGCGCCCCGCGATGTTGCCCAGCCCAATCCGGCCAGCTCCAGCCCTGATCTGACGCGCATCACCGTCAGAGACAAAACTGAACGCGATGATCCCGTCATCCGCCGACGCACCGGCAACAATCACCTCACCATTCGTGAGCGCAACGCCTGATATCGCGTGTGATCCCGCAATCATGTCGTTGGTGCCACCAACAGGAAATGACATCCACAAAGCAAGACTAGCATCGGTGGCATCATAAAAATCAATGCCGGTTGTTTTGGCCACAATCAGGGCGATTGTCGGAAACCCGCGCTTTGCACCGCGTGTCGCGGTATTCAGGGTTTCATTGTACCAACTGGTGTGGGTGCATTTCTTGCGCCAGGCCCCGCCATCACTATCGCGCCGCGTGTCGTAGACCTTTACCGCGACAATATTGGCAGTGCTTGCCAGCAGCTTGTTGATCGCAGGCAGATTGACATCTTCCCGGTTCAGCACGGCGACCCCGATAGAAACCGCCGATAACGCCGCTGTCAAAACAGATCTGCGCAAGGTGACCGTCGTTTTATCGGTCCCCGCTAAATAGCTGCTTGCTGAAACATCGGCATAGGCATAAACACTGCCAAGCGTAAAACGCAGCAAAAGACCCGGTAAATAGGTTGCTGTACGGTTACCATTGACCGTAAAGGACAGGCTGTCCACATAGGTGGGAATATCGTTGCTGGCAGGCCACATCATGCTGCGCAGGCTATCAAACTTCAGATCACCGGCTGATGTGAGGGATTGATTAAGCCGATCCCCCACCGTCCCGCGCGACCCGCGCGCCGCAATCACCTCGTTTTTGGTCGCCGTCAGCGACAGGTTTTCCTGTGCTTTGAGGCGATCATTAAGGTCGTTTTCGTTGCCCCGAATGGCACCGAGAACGCTCTCGAAATCCTGTTGCTGGGAATTGGGTAGGTTCGGATCAAATGCCATTTCAGACAACTCCTTGCGCATGCCAGGTAAAGCGGGTGGTGCTGACACCGCTAACCTGAAAACCTGTTTTGGTTACTGAATTTGAAATAAGCCGCGCCGTGCCGTCTTCCTCCGCCGCCACTACCACGGTGGGCACGACGGCGAATTTGCGGGCGAAACTGACGTTCTGGGGTGCGTCATCAAGGCCGATCACGCCGCTGCCTGCATCAACCTCGTCTGGCGCATCACAATGGATGGTCATATCCGAGGCATAGGCCTCGACCACCCAGCTTAGAGAGCGGGTTGAGACGCGAATGCGACCGTAGCGCGCCGTGCCTTCAAAATGTCCGATGACGGGCCGGGCGTCGCTAAGATCGGGCTCCATGCCCAATTCCAGCACCACGCCGATGGTGGCATTGTCGGGTTTGAGCACGGACGGGCTGCGGGTTGCGAGCACGGAAGGCGGGACGTCTGCCCAGTTGATGACACCACTAAAATCAACGATCTCGGCTTTTTGATCAGACCACCAAACACCCGTCAAATCCTCGCCAAAATCAATAATGTCTGACTGCCATTCGGCGGTTTCGGTGAGCTGCGGGCCGACAAACCATGAAGGGGGCAGGCTTGCGAGATCGGCAGGCGACACGGTTTTTAAATCCCACATGCCGTTAAAGACCTCGATGTCGTTTGAGCCATCGGGGATCGACCAGGCGGTGCCGACAATCGACGGACGACGGATTTGCCCGTCATCCGTGCGACCGATAGAGCCGGTGAAAGAACCGCCCGTTGTTGGCACCGCAAAACTGGCCACCGCATTACGCGCCCAAGCGCGGTTTTGCGTCAAGGTGCGGGTGACGGCATCGGATTTGCTGCCCTGAAAATTCACTGCCCGAAGCGTGAAGACATAATCCCCGGCCAACGGTACGGCGACATTTGTGGTGGTCCCGGCAAACTCGACAGTTTGCGAAGCTGCGAGCGTGCCGCCGAGCGACGCCCCGGCGGAAACCGGCGTGGCGATGGTCAGCTCGAAAAGATCAGCATCATTCTGCGGATCGACGCTGATCGTCGCAGACCCATTGGCAAAGGCCAACCGGACATTCGATGGCGTTGCCGGTTTCGGAAGCTGGCCCGACACAAACAGGGTTTCGGTCGCGCTTTCGCCAATCGACAACCGGTTGCCAGACGGGGAAACCGCGACCACCCACACCTGATATTGCTTGCCCTTAAGCTCGATGGGGATGGCGGTTTTCGCGGTTGTGACCGGGGCGTAGAAAATCGGGCTTTCATCCTTGAGCGCATAATAAACCTGATAGCTCGACACCAGACGGCCCTCGGCGGGTCGCCATGAAACGATCAGGCTGCTTTGGGTGACATTGCCCAGCCGCACGACCTTTTCGCTTACAGTCAGGTCAATCACCGCTGCCGGGGGCGCGATGTCGCCAGATTGCGGTGGTTGCACGGTGTCAGGGATGGCCACCTGATCGGCAAGGTGGATTTCGGGGGCGGCGTCAACCAGTTCGACCAGGGCATGGAAATCATCGCGCCGGGCGATATTCTTGACCAGCATGTCGCGCAACTCGTAACCGACAATGCCGAACTGGAAGTAATTGCCTGGTGTTGGTGCGCTGTCCGAGTCAGCAAAATCGCGCGGCGCGACCGGGTTATCGAGCGTCAGCGTGTCATATTCACCGGCTTCATGGCTAACCGTGCTGTAAGCCGTGCCACCTTTGGACAGCCACATGCGAACGCAATAATCATGCTCGCCATCAAAGGGCACGGGCTGATCGAGCGTGATAGCGACAACATTGCCATCCTCATCATGGCTCACCGCCTTAATCCGCCCGCTGGCCACCCCGATTTTGGGCACCGGATGGGAAACACCGACCATACTGCCCAGACCAAAGCGCAAATGCTCATAGCCGACAATCGCGGTGGTGGTTTTTTGCCGCAACTGGGCGACGGCAAACCAGTAGCGGCCCTCGCGCCAGGCCAAATCGTCCCCGTCGCAGCCTTCCAGTTCAAGGGTTTCAAACAGGGTGGCATTCGCTGCGCTAAATCCGTCGCGATAAACAATCAGTTCGGCATCGTTTTCGGCTTCGTCACGCCATTGCACCCGCAAGCCATGCGGCAAATTAACAAAGGTGCGCTTGCGGGTCAGCGACAGGCAGTTTTCCGGCCCCAGATAGGAAACCCGCACAGGGTCGGGGTCTTCCCACACAACACTATATTTACCGGCCACCATCACCAGCTGCGCCCGGCAGGCCGATAAAATGTCCTGGGCGCGCCGGGTCGCCGCCCGGCGGTCGCGGAAATAACCGCTATAGCGGAAATAGGGCGTGTCGTCTGATTCCGGATCAATCGCATCAGCCAAATCACTATGCGGGGGCTTGCGGGCACAAAAATCGGCCAGCGCCAGCCACATCGGCAAATCGATCTTTTCCACCCCGCAGGGCTGCGCCACCGCTTCACCCATCAGGCACCACAATGCCGCCCATGCCGGGCTGTTTGTCTCACGCCAGTCCCATGTTTGCGTGTCGCGATCATAGACCGGGAGCAAGCGCGACGCCCTGACGCTGAAACGGTCCAGCAGGCCCTGTAGCTGATCTCCCGCCTTGGCGCGGAAGCTGATCGTGGCAATGCCTTTTTTGCTGATTGGCGGCTTGTGCAAAATGTTTTTGACAGCGGTGATATAAAGATCATCGCGCACGCGCGGGCTGTCGCTATCAGCGGTCAATCGTCGGGTACGGATCGCGTAACGCCCGTGCGAGGGGAGCAGGATGCGCACCGACCGGCGCACGGCATTTTCGCTCGCCGCTGTGATGCTCAGGCTCACGCGCTCGATATTCGGGGCCGACGTCATGTAGCTGATTTCCGGGTCGTCATACATCATCCATGTCGGATCAGCGACGGGGAAATTGTTCGGTATCCATTTTGCAGGTGTGCCACTAGGCGTTGACACCCAGTAGTTACTAATACACACCGCAATTTCGAGGCGCTGCCCCACCGGCGGTGTAATGGTGTGGGTTTGCGATCCGCCCGGTGCGATCTTTGCGCTTTGCCAATACAGGGCAAAGCTCGAGGGCGGCCAGGTTGATGACACCAGATCATCGCGCTCGGCGTCATAAGTGCGCACCGATACCTGGTACTCATAACCTGATAGCGGGCTGGACCCGAAATAGGACCCTGCCCGCGAAAACAGCGTGATCGTAATTGGCCCGTTGACCGCATAATCGCTACGATATACGACCCAGCGCCGACCGACCGGGGCAAAAATTCGGGTTAAAAAGCTGCTGGCCTCCGTTGGTGCCGCCGAACTGGGGGCAGAGACATACTCCTCGTCAACATCAAGGCGCTTGATATCAATCTTGGCCTCGACCGTGCGGTTCTGACGATTGCCATTATCATCGAAATAGACCAGCCCGGTGCAGGCATAGTCAATCACCAGTTCGTCGGCCTCGCGGCTTTCAACAATCACCGGGCTTTGATTGGTGATACGGATATTATAGCTATCCGTCTGCGGCTGATCGGCAAACAGGGTCGAGGGTGCATCCTCCACCCAGCCTTCGCGATATTCCAGCTCGACATTCTCAAAATTCTCGACCGGGGTTGTGCCAAAACGTGGCTCGCTAAAGCGCATTGGCCCATAGCCACAGCCCAGCGTGACGCGGGCATAGACGTCATCGCCGACATTTTCGGTATAAAATTCGGTGATGCGCGGTGGTGTGATGCGCTTGGTGCCATAAAGCTGCGGGATGGGACCGTAAGGATCGGGATCATTGGCAATGCCGTCGAGCGACCAGGTCGGGCTGGCGCTGTCGCGCGCGTAATCACCACGGGCCGCCGATATATTGTTGGTCGGGGGTGGCACGATGGAATTGATCAACACATTGCCGATGGCCGTGACGGCGGCACCGGCGGCGGCACCGAGTGCGGTCGCAGCACTGGCACTCAAGCCTGCACCTTGTGCGCTCGCAGCCCATCCGGCAACGGCCCCGCCAGTATAGATTGAAACAACAATGACTGCGATGGTTAGCAAAATGCGTGCAGGGCTTTTACCGCCTCCGCCACCGCCACCACGTGGTCGCAGCGTAATGGCCATCGACATGCCCGGTTTAATGCGCACACGATGCCACAGCTCGGCAGGGATCAGCATTTGCGGTCGGGACAGGCCCCAATCCCCCAGCCAGACCTGCACATCAAGCCCAGCTAACGGGCGCGCCTGATCATCGATTAAAAGGTCATCAATCTCGCCACGCCCGCGCATCTCGCACAGCATTTGTGCAATGGTCTTGCCCTTTGCAGGCAAGACATATTCGACGGGCGTCGGGTTAAAAATCGACTGACCGGCAAGCACACGAATAGCCTGATTTTGCGGACTGTTCATCGGAGCGGGGATTTTAGACATGACAGCCCTCACAACCCTCAATAGAGTTAGCGGACCATTTCAGACGCTTCATCTTGGGGAGAAGATCATGCGAAAGACGCTTGCAGTATTTTGTGTACTGATGCTGACCAGCTGTGTTGGTTATGACACGCCAGAACAACTGAAAGCCTCGGTATATCATCGACAAGTGATTGTTGACGGCAATTACCAAGACATTTTTCGGTGTTACGATGTTAAAGAGCGTGTGCGTGGTAGGCCCGTCACAGGTCAGATTTATTCTGAGTCCGGGCTGGCGGTAATGGACTATCTGCTCAAGCTCGTGACGGGTTTTTCGGTGCCCGGAGCCGATGGTTGGGATGGTCGAACGGAGCTGCGTAAAATTGACGCCACCCACACCACGGTGGATGTCTGGCAGGGGAGCGAGCGCGAAGTTTCCAACGTTATTGGTGTAATTAAATCCTGTGCGGCATCCTGAAACCATCACGCACCTCCACCATAGGCATAAAAGCCCTCAATCCGGCTTTCCGGCCATGAGGGGGCGGAGAGCCGCTCACAAACGACCATGCCTGCATCGCTATCAGCGTGGATAATCAAACCATCACCACAGACCACACCGACATGTGACGCCACACCACCGGTCAGCAACATCACCACACAGCGATCTTGTGGCGCATCGAGCCTGCGCCACAGCGGCATTTCCCCGTTAAACAGCTGGGAAATGCCGCGCACATCGCGCGGTTCGAAGGCATAATCCAGTAGGGGCAAGTCCCGCCCGGCCTCGGTTTTTTCCACCAGCCAGTGCAAACCGTAACAATCCACCCCGTCAAAACCCCGCCCGCGTTTGGCAAACCTGATCCCGACATATTTGCGCGCCCAGGCGCTGATCCCGACAATCATCACACCCTCCGCGTGAAGATGTTGGGCGCAATCGAGGCATCCCAGCTGTCTTTGGGGTGTGGTTCGCGCGTCATATGCGGGTCCATCACCAGCGTGCCCTTGATCTCGCCCTGGTCATAACTGGCACTTTCAAGTTCGAGCGCGATCGGTCCATATTCCGTCACATCAGGCCTTGAGGCCGAAAACACCGATAATTCAAACAAAGGTGACACGCTCATGGTTTCCAGCGCATCGGCAATCGGGGTTTTACCGTCCTCATCGGGGAAGTTCGACATCCCCAGATCAAGCCGGGGCATTTCGCCTGCGGTTTCATCGGGCAGGTTAAGGTCAAACGGCAAGGCGACATAGGTTTTGCCAAGGCGCTGCAAATTCTCGCTGTTATTGATCACATGCAGGGTCTCGGTCATTTCAGGATGCGAAATGTCGAGCGCGGTTAAAAATACCTCGTCGATATCCTGTTGCTGGACTGCCTTGGTCGCCTCGGGGCTTAACCGGCCAATGTCATCAACCACGCTCAAACTCCAGTTCATAGGTAACGTCCCAATTGGCACCGTTTTTGACCGGCTTGGGATCGGGATTGGTATCCTTGCGAAACCAGAAGGTCAGCAAAGTATTGCGGCGCGGATGCACAAACGAAAACGGCAACAGCCCGCCCTCCAGCGTCTCCCAGAACCACGTCTCAAAAATCGCCACTTCGGCCCGTGTCATCGGCACGGTGACATTCAGCGACTGGCGCGGGGGTTTGGTATAACGCTTCATGCGGCGTGGCTTGCCGCTATCGGTGGCACTTTCAAAAAAGTTCGAAACCCAGCTTTCACGATAGCCATTGATCAGCGGATCAGCCGGAAGCGATGCAGGACAGGCCTCAACCATGTGTTACCTCCTGATCAGGGATTGCGAGGTATTGAATTGCGAACCGATCTGCTTGCCGAGCGAGCCATTGGCGATGTCATTCGAAATCATCGGTTTGAGCAGAATATAAAGCTGCTGCGCCCCGTTTTTCGTGCCCCGGCTCTCGATGGTGGGTTGGCCCATATCCTGCCCGGTCTGGTTTTCGAGTGTGACCTCGAATTTCGGTTCCAGCATAATCATACCGGAATTGCCGCTGATCGACCCGCTGCGACCGGCATTGAAAATGTGGCGCGGATTGTTTCGTGTGAGGACTTCCTCGTCATCCTTGAGCACCGCCGCAAGTTCACCGGGTTTCAGGCCGGGAATGCGCCCGTTATGAAAACGCGGGGCATTGTCAAATATCCAGTTCGGTAACATGCGCGGGTTTTCGCCACCCGTGCGCACCTGGCCCCCGGAATGAAAAGAGCCGACCGCCGACATGTTCACGCCCGTGCGACCACCACCATTGTAATGCGCGGCAGTGCTGTCAAAATTCGTGGTACCGAAGCTGAAACCGCCGATAAAGCTGCTGAGAAAATCACTGGCAAAGCCTGCAATCGGCTTTGCGATTTGCTGCTGATACATCATCCTTAAAATGTCGTTGATGATGGAATCGGCCA